TGTCCACTCACCTTTCTCTTTAAATGCCAGTACTTTAATTTGATTTAGTGGTGCAATATCTGCAACTTCAGAATCTGATACAATTGTAATTAATCCCCAGTCAGATAGTAGTTGTGCTATACGATTGCGTCTTTGAACGTCATTAATAGTAAGATTTGCATGCTTCCCGTCAAGGGCAAATAGTTCTTTAAAATGGACAATATAGTAACGACCCTGTTTGTGTAGAATGTGACAGGATTGATATAATTTTTTTTCTTTACGAGATGCAACACCGATACGAGTAAGAGTTTCTCTGACTTTTAGGAAATCATCTGGTTCGTTGAGGGAAACCTCAACCATATTATTTTGCGACCAAGATACTTGGGGTTCAGATACCGTCATTTAGTTCCTCCAATGTCAAGCTTTGACTTAATGTAGTTGAGTTCACTTTCTGATAATAAACGCAATGCTGCTTTAGCTTTTTCATTACTATATCCATAATATTGTTTGACGGAATCAATGTCCTCAATCTTTTCTTTTTTGATCCAAGGAGAAAACCTTTTCCGTTTTCGTAAACTATTTAGATAAAAAGAATATTGCATATCTTTGTCAAGATGTGCATACATATTCATCTCATTGGCAAACATTACACAATCAAGATGTCCAGACAAACAACGATTAATAATATAAGGAGGATATGTTTTTATGTCTTCGGAAAGATCATCTTTGTTATAGTTGATCGAGTTTAACCAATCTTTAAGTTCCATAATTTAAAAGCACCAGTTCCTTTCTTTCCTGTTGATCATTCATATATGTTCCTACAGATCTCATGGTGTAGGTGTGGTCGAACTGTCCTGCTTCCCACCCTTTGAATCTTTCACAGACCAGTTGAGACGAATTATAAGATACGAGTTGAGGACTGATAAAGCGGTCACAATCACTAGCAAAGACATCGTGATCAAATCCTTTGTGCATGTTTCCACGTTTACCATATAGGTTGGATCTAATGTCGTAGGGCGGATCGAGATAGATAAAGGTTTGTTTGTTGTCACAGAGGAGTTGTTCATAACTAAGGTTTGTAATTTTCCAATTGGTAATTAATCTTGAATATTCTGGCAAGAAGTTGATTCCTCGCATTGAGAAGTTGGAATCACTTGCTTGTGGAGAGAAGGACGAACTCTCAGTGAGACCAGAGAAACTACACTTATTAACAATATAAAAAGCAACTGCTCTGTCCTTATCTTTTTGGTTTTCATCTGTAACTGCTTCTTTTGCATCTAGAAATAATCCTTTGGCAGAACCACGATCAGGATATCTAGTTTTTAATTGTGCTAATTGGTTGTGCAAATATTCACCATTGTCTCTCAACTCAACCCAGAAATTATACAAGGGTTCATATAAATCATTGACCCAAATATTAATGTCAGGATATTGTTTAGTGATAGCAATAGCAACAGAACCTCCACCAAGGAAAGGTTCTCTGTACTCTTTAATATCACTCATGTCTGGGAAATACTTAGAGAGTTTAGTAACTGCTTTTGACTTACCACCAGGATATCGAAGGGGAGTCTTTAAATATTTCATACTGTTTGTTCAATCAAATCATAAAGTTTAGTAGCAAAGTCTTCCTTTTCTACTGGAGTTACATTCTTAGCAAGAAATGTAATATTTTCAAAATGAACTCTAAAGGCAACCGTAGCATCTTTGATCTGTGTTTTCCTCATACAAGCAGCCCAACTACAAATACCAACTGTATAAGTTTTGGTATCCCATAATAACATAAAATCAAAAGTTTTTTCAGGCAGACCTAAATTTTTACCTTGAAAATTCTTCAGGGTAATTTCTTTAGTCCATGGAATAGTCTTACAAAAAAGACCATCCATACCTTTTGATTCATAATATAATTCATCTTCTAAACCATAGAAGTCTCTACCATTTTCAGTATCGCCAACATATTTAAGTTGATTACCACTATATTTGGCAATAGCAATCTCTTGAACTTCTGCCCTTAGAGGTCTAGTTTGGTTTCTTTTTAATCCATCAGTAGATTTAACTACACCAAAGATAGAAGGAAAATCAAATCGTTCTGAATCAATCATCTTATAATTGGGTATTGGTCGTCAGGTGAAGATGGCATTGGTTGATATATCCCACTAGGTCTCCTCGGCATAGTTATGATATCAATAGTTTCTTCAAACCATCTGTTCATTGATCTTGCCATAGCACGATAGGATGTGCCAAGATAAATTTGTCCTGCCACAACAGATAGGGTAGCAGTTCCCCAGAACAAATAGTAAAATCTAGACTTTACTTGTGCTCTAATCTTTTCTCTTTTTTTAATAAATTTGTTAGTCATTTGAATTCACACTCCACCATAATTTCAGTTAAACAAGCGAGAAGGTTAATCTCTTGGTCGGCAACAAATGCTGCCTGATATTGGTACTTTGCAATAATTAAAATTGCTGCTGCCATTGCAGGACCTTCCATGTTCTCTGAGAGAGAATCATAGACCCCTCTGAGAAGAGATGACATATCATTGTCCAGATTAGCAACTACCCATTTACGAACCTCTTGAAAATTTTTATCCTTGAGGAATCCCATAAGATCTGACACATTAGCGTCAGACATGTCAACAAGAATACCTGAGTCAATCTTTCCACTAGCAGAGTACCGTTGACACTCATTTAGAATACGTCGCCAATCGGGAAAATGTTTTTGGATAATTTCAATGAGGACTTTATCATCTGACTCAACTTGTTCTTTTTCTAGGATAGTACGAAGACGTCCATAGAAACTTGCAGCAAGTTGAGTCTTCATCTTACCTTTGATGTTGAACTCTACAACTGCACATCGGGAGTGGAGAGGTTCAATAATTTTATTTTTATAGTTACAGGTAAAAATGAATCGACAGTTATTATAAAACGCTTCAATATTAGCACGTAGAAGAAGTTGTACATCGTTCCCTGTGTTATCTGCTTCATCAATAATAATGATTTTATGTTTTGCATCCGAAGAAAGTGATACGGTTGCTGCAAAGTTCTTTGCTTGGTTCCGTACCGTATCTAGAAATCTTCCCTCGTCAGATCCATTAATAACATAATAATCTGCTCCAAGTTCTTCACATAGTGCTTTAGCAACTGTAGTTTTACCTACACCAGGAGGACCTGATAGTAAGAGGTTAGGAACCTCACCTTTCTCAAGAAACTCTTTAAAGGTTGTCTTAATAGAAGTTGGTAAAATACAGTCATCAATAGTTTTAGGTCGGTATTTTTCGACCCAAAGAAAATCAGACATAACAAAATAATAGATTTAGTCGTTGTAGACTGAATCTGGTTCAAGGGCAATAAAATAATTAAGGTTTAGTTTTGTGTTACTAAAACTAGCAAGTTCTTTCTTAGAGATAACAACATCATAAGATTCTGGAATGATCTTGATATTCTCTCTTTTAAAATTAAATATAAATTCTTTATCTGTTCTTCCCACTTCAATTGAATAGTCATTAGAAGTTTGATTATTCTTATCACGAGCAACAAGTCGAATAGTGTTGCCATCACCAATAGCAGTTAGATCTGGAAGACCAAGAACATCAGCAGCACGAGTCAATTGACGTAGTTGTTCTTGTTCTAGTTGAAAACAAACATCCCTACTAGGTAATTCAATTGTTTTTTCTGGAAGTGAAGGAACTAAGGTATGATCGCAAAACCAATACTTGAACTTACTGCGTTCACGTTTGATAACAACATAGTGTTCATTAGTAAAATCAAGCAAAGGACCGTCCATCAGATCAATGGTATTCAGGAACTGCGGTAAATCATAAATTGCAAAGTCCCTTGGCATGTCTTCATCAATAGTTGCTTCCGCAAGAATATTCTTCATGGGAGACATAGTTTTGAGTGAAGTACCTTCCTTGACTAGAATAGAACCATTGATAGAAGAAAAGTTCTTGAGGATGGAAGATGTTTTTTCAGATAGTTTCATAGTAAAATGTTTTCTCAATTTCATGATCAGTTACGGCATAGTGTGATCAATATTACCACTGGTCATTGGAGGTTTTCCATAGTGGTTGTCGAAGTGCAATAATAACATAGCATAATGTATAACTTTTAGCAAGTCTTTTTTATCTTTTCCATTCTTACTTCCATATCTACTGCCATATTTTAAAATATTT